GTTTCCCAGTCACGATCACATGCGGTGTCAGAGAGTCAATATTTAACTTGTCGTCTGGTTGCATGTCTACAAATTTAATTAGTTAATTAGCTTGTTTCTTGTAAAATTATTTTTTACAAAAGCCCTTATAATATATCACTTTCGTAATCTGAAGTATTTTTTCATTGGTCCTCCTCGGCGTCTTTGTCTTCTTTCAAAGTAGTTAGGTCTGTCTTCTAAGAACATGTAGTTGCGCAAGTTATCCTGCTCAAGTCCTCTCATGCTTTCTCTAAACTCTCTCCTTGCAGTTTGTTCGTCGGGACGTCTGTTATGCCCTCTATACCAAAGAGTTTCTATGTCTGTTTGCCCAGCTCCATAGGCTCTTCCAGGCGCAGGACCTTCAATAAGATCTCCCATAAACAGCATGTCTTGTTGTTCTCTGGATAGCGTGTCTGCTCTAGAGGTTCCATTACTTTCTCGCAGGTTAGATATAAAGCTGGGTGTTTCTAGCCCCATGTAATTAGCAATATCATCTACTCTGTTTGCAGCAGTTAGCGTAGAGGGCTGGTCATACATGTACATTCCTCTTCCTACTCCTTGCCCTCCTCTATTTGTAATCTGAACTGCATTTGGTTGCATTCTTTGGTGCGGCCCAGTTTCGTGATATGCAATAGTGTCTCTTACTGCATGTGGTTGCAGTATTTCCTGCCTGTGCTCAGATACTAAATCTAATGCAGTTAAGTTAAGAGTATCCCCGAATTGGTCTGGGCCATATTCTCTTTCTATCCATTCTCGAGTATCCTGAAATCTTGGTGCTTCGCGCACAGGAGGTGGGGGAGGTGGAGTAGGTGTAGCTGTTTGAGCTGTGTCAGGAGGGGTAGTAGGAAAAACTAATCCATCAGGTCCCTGCTGTGGAAAAGTGCCTCCTGCTTGCTTTTGTTGTATAGGCCGTCCTGTTTTAGGGTCGTAGTAGATTCTTCCATACAGTTCAGGCGTTCTTACTCCAGCCATAGCCTGAGCTGCACTGCTTATCGCGTTTCCAACTTTGCCGCTAAACGGGTCGAAGTCGTACTCATCATAATAAGAAAGGTAGCTCCCTTGGTCATCTTTTCCCTTAGTAAGCGTGTAGTTACCTAAGACATTAGTATTTACTCCGGCATGGTATCCTACTGCGCCATCTCCTGTGTGTCTATCTATGTATTTTAGCGGGTTTTTGTGTTGGCCTAGCTCCTGTCTTAGATTTTTTTCTGTTGCAGGAGACCTGAAATACTCTGCGTCAGGATTTTTTGCATCAGTGGGTTTGTACTCAGCTGCAGGTAAGTTATCACTTTGTCCCATAGCATAAGCAAGGAGGTTTTTCCTTTCTTCCAGAGAGTTGTATCTATCACTTGGGTTAGAGGGAGCAGGACCACTGACTGCTCGGCTAGAAGGCTCCGGCTCGTTTTTTATTACAGTATCATAAAGCCTTTGCGTTGGCGTTTTGTTTAGATACTCAGATTCATATCCTGAGGGGAACACATTGTTAGCTATTCTTTGCTTAGTCTCGTCAATAAGCATCTTTGGCATTAGTGGTACGTTCAAAGGGCTCATCAATACTGATGCAGCAAGTCTTTTAAGGCCTCCGCCCGACTGCATATTAGCAGGAGTCTCAATAACTGTTCCACGTTGCGGTCCCGTGGGGAGGCTTTTAATACCAGGGGGGACGTTTTCGTATGATTTGACTAAGTGTCCCTGCTCGTCATACTTTTCTATGTTAATCGGGGCTTTCATCCCGACTGTGTTGAATGGGGTATTAGGAGGAACATTAGGGAATATCATACTTTGAGAAACGTCCCCAGCCTGGTGTGCGGGTCTCAATCCTTGCTGTTGTTGTTGAGGAGTACGAGCAACTTGCATATTATTTTGTTGCTCAAATTGCTCAATAAGATCAATGCCTTGATCATGTGCACGGAATACGTCCATGACAGAGCCCGGGAATCCAGACTGTCTGTGACGCTGCAGTAAAGATCTCCGTGTATCGTTATCCATTATTCTCCGTTAGGTTCAATGTCACCTTCTTTATCTAACGCCTCTCTCTTAAGATCAATCTCTTTGAGTTTAATGTCATAGTCCTGTACCACTTTCTGGAGATCAATATCCAGTCTGTTGGCTTGGTCTTTTGCTTCAGCATTGATAAGAGCAATCTCGATATCTTTCTGTCGGTCCCTGTCTTTCTCTTGGGCTTCCTGTTGCATCTTCATCTGATCCATCTGCATAGCTTGTTGTGCCTGCTGTTGTTGAGCTTGTTGTTGTGCAGCTTCAAGTTCTGCTTGTGCAGCTTCTGCCTTTCTAAGTTTGTCCTTAATTCCAGAGAAGTTTTCTGTATCCATTAGTTCAAGTACAGCAGATGCCGGCATTCCGTTTTGAATCATTGCTTGTGACAGCTCGCGTGCTTGTCTCATGTTCTCTTGGTCTCTGCCTGCATCAGACATAAAGATGCCGTACTCACTTTCCATATGCCCTAATGAGTCAAGATCCATGTACTGCATAGTTGTATCAGGGAGGACGTACATTGCCTTTTTTCCAGATATCCACGCCTCTTTGGAATAATCTAGCATTCCCTGCATCTCTCTTTGCTCGAATCGTCCAAACTTTCGGAAAAGATCCTCAGTGATGTGGCTAGACTGTACGATAGCTTGTTGAGAAGAACCTTTGCCTTCGTATGCACCAATTGTTCCTTGACGTTGTCTGTTAACCCCTGAGATCTTTTCCCATTCCTGCATTGTAGTCTCAAGTAAAAGAACGTACTGTTCTATAGTTTTAATGGACATATCTAACACAGACTGGTGCTGCGGAGAGAGCTGTATACCTTCTTTGTTGTAGTCAACCCACGCGATACCTGTGCCCTCGACGTAGTACATAAACTTATCGAGGTCCCACTTCTTAGGAATCATATTGATATCAAACTGCGCAATGATGTCCTTACTACGTGCAATTGCAAGCTCCATGCGGTACTTGAAGATGTTGTAGTTTATCTGGAACGGGATACCAAGACTTACCAACGAGATGTTGCTCGAGTTAATGTCTGAATATTTGAACCCATTAATTGGGAGTTTGCAGCGCGAGGGATTGTCAATAGATGTGCGTTGGTTTGGGATCGGGGATGTCTTAATATAAAACCGTCCATCAATCTTAGTTCCTTCCCATACTTCGTTTACCCATTCATATTTTATCTTGCCTTCCATCTCTTTGATCTCAGCAGGCATTCTGTATCCTTCGTCTACCTCAAACTCCTCGATTACACCGGTCTGTTGATCTGTATAAGACACAAACCCAATTCGCTTGCGGCTTTTCCAGTACACAGTTACTACCTCTACGAGTCTATTTCTATAGATATTGTCATCTGTCCCTGTAGCTTCTGACCGGTACAGCAAATATGTGTCCACTGACTGGTGTTTTGGATTTTCTAGCTCTAGTACTTGTTCTTCAGTAAGATAGTCCCCGAAGTTATCTACAACAGTTGCAGCGTGCGCGTACCGTCGGATTATTGCCCAGTCCCCATCTTCAACAAACTCCACATCTGGATCTTTGTCAAAGTCAATGTCAATAGGATTGATTACATCATAGAATGGCTCAGCTCTGCGTACACCTTTATGAGAGTACGTTTCTCCAGATACCAAGAAGTGGAAGAACTGCTTCTGGAACTTATCGTACATCTCCTGCTCATACATGATGTAGTTCATCGCTGCCTGTCCTTTGATGGCACGGTCATCTACATATGTGCGCTCAAACTGCTCAGCTACCTGCTTTGGGAGCGGGGGCTGCTGTTCTTGTATCTGTTGAGTCTGCAGATCTTTTGGCTTAGCCAGCTCGTTCAAAAACAAAGACTCCACAGCTGTTCTCAGTTGTTGAGTTTTTGCTTCTTGCTTCAGGCTGACACTGTCTGCATTTTTTACAGTGACAGTGTAGTTAAGCGGCCTCTTGGATTTCTCCCCCAGAAGCAGATCGACAATCGGCTTGATAATGGGGTAGTTTCTTAGTTTTGATGGGAAGTTCTCTCGACTCTTTCCGTATGGTTTGATTACATATCTGTAGTCAGTCTCATCGACTTCTCCGTTGTAATAATCATATAGTGCTTTTAGATTGCTGCGTCTTTCGCTCAATCCAAATTTAGATATATTGATGAAAGCATCTACACATTCCTCTCTCCACTTCTTAGTCTTCTTACTTAACGGTAGTCTTTGCTGCGGTATTTTTGCTGCTCCGTACATTCTTGTAAAAGTATAAAATTTATTGATAGTTCCGATCGAACCACTCGTTCTGGGACATATCATTGATGGTTTCTACGACCTCTTTATTATATAGCTCTCTGGTGTGGTACATGCCCACCATAAATGCCATAACACGGTCAAAGTTACCCTTATGGTTAAATTTAATTAATTCTTGTAATAATCCAACGTCATAAATCTCATGCAAGTTAAGCCTTATGTTCCCATCTTCGTCACTACTTCTTGGAGATATTAACCAATCCCTTATATAAAGCTCTCCTTGACGCTTGCGTTGTTCAGTCATGTGCATCCCGTACTGACGTCGTACGTTCCTGCTGCGTAGCTCTTTTTTGTCTAGCATCTCAAACTCTTCCTGCAGCTTGTGGAGTTTACGGTAGCGTTTAGCGTACGCTATCAACTCACCTCGATCATTCTCAAACCCGATCTTTGCATTGTAGTAATCAGCCAGCATGAATAGGTTTCTGTTGTACTCATCCTGCGTTTGTGGTCTGCCTACATAACTAGCCACAATCATATCGTCCGGTTTGGATAGATTGTTGGGGCGTTTGATTACATACGCAGCACCAAGCGACTGGTTGCTTGTAGACTTGCTCTGCGCATATGGGTCATGGCAGATGACATACAAGTTGTGCGGTGTGTTCCCGTCCTGTGTCTTCCAGGGATTCTGGTAGATAACTATACCCCCAGTTAAGTCGTCATCTTTTCTGTGCGGGAACTTTGTGATAGGTTTAATTGATGGGTCAGGTCGGAAGTCTACCTGTTCTCCGCTGTGGTATAGCACCCCCGCTGTGCCCTCTTTCTCAAGATTGTGTGCTTTGACACGATTGTATTGTTCCTTGAGCGACGTGACATCGAATACGTTAATTGTTGTTTGTAGCGTCGCTTCTTGTGGGGTGAACGGGTGCTCTGCCACGTACTGATCAAGTGCCTTGGCGTCGTTAGCCTTCTTTTTATTGACTCTAGCAGCCTCTTCAAACTCTTTTGCAACCGATCGTGACTGGGAAAC